GTTTAGTCTGAGCTGGTTGTGCATTAGGTTGTTCTGGCATTTGCTGAACTACCTCTTGTTCTACTTCTTCCTGAGGTTGGGCTTTCTTTTCACCTTGGGGAGCTTCTTGAGGTTGTTTTTCATCTTCTTGCTCTTTTCCTTCGTCACCAGTATTAGGCTCCATATCAGACCCGTATTGAGCTCGCATTTCCTCTTCTGTCATTTTATCAAATACACTTCTCAAGAATGGATTTTTCTCCATTTCAGCATACCAATATTGTAAGAAGTTGTCACCATTAACTTTAGCAGGGATACTCGGTGAACCAGCAATACCATCAATAACATTTACCATGTTATTCATATTTTCAGCTTTAAGCATTAATCTTTCTTCTTCTAATTTATCATTAATGTTAGTTGAAGATTTGAATAATATTTCTATCTTATCCTTATCAACAGTTTTAGTTAATACACCTTCTTCGTTCGTATATCTTGTTGTAAGGTGCTTGTAGATAAAGTCTGCTGTACCTTTAGCTAAAGATTGTTGTATCATACTCAACATCTTTGAATATCTAGGATTAGTTGAGATATGGTCGTCTTTATTCTCTTTAGCACCACCCTTAGCCATAGCAATATAATCTTCAGGAATACCTAATGCTAAGGCTATGCTTCTTCTTAATTCATCAAGTACTTCTGGAAGATTACTATTAGGGAAATCTATTGCTACTTGTCTTAATGAGTTTACACCTTCCTCAACACTATAAGGAACCATCAATATATTGTACATACTCTGCATAATACTAGAAGTATCACAAGTATCTATATTATTAATGATGTTATTCTTATTCTCATTAAGAGTTAAACCCCATTCCTGAAGCTGTCTTACAACATCTTGAATATTGTTTTCAGCAGATATACCGACACCCATTACAATAGGTTGAGTTGCTTTAATCATTTCTAATGCTGCTTGTAGCTTCTGTAACTGGTCATATTGTATAATCATATCAATTACAGGAGTTAAAATAGGATAAGCACATCTTATCTTTTCTGGTATATTATACTTCTTGTTAAAGTTCTTACTTATTGTGAGAGGTATCTTCTTATAGCCAAGCAAGAAGTGAGAAATCTCATTAGCCTTAATAAACTCTTTACCTCTTATCTGTCCCTTAGGTGTTATCTCAAACTTAATAGCACCCAGCAAGTTAGTATTCTTATATATACCTATATGTTCTCTTGTAGAAAGGTTATCAGAAACATATTCTATCCCATACCCCTTCTTTGCAGGAGTTGACAAGAATAACTCACAGTAGTCTAAACCTTCATTCATAACGCAGTCCTTAAGTATCTCTATAAATGAGGTTCTCTTAAGTAACTTCTTAATGTCCTCTGTAAATTGTTCTGACTTCTCTTTATCATCTGGGTCTGTATACTGAATTATTATTGATGAATATTTATCTACTAAGTCATTAAAGCCATCTGAAGCTATGACTGACTTAATAGCATAGGATATCCAGAAACCAGAGATTCTGTCTATTTGATTTAATAAGTAGTTGCGTTGTTGTAAGGTATATTCCGCTTGTGTTGCTATCTGTCCTCTTATAGACTTGTCCATTACGTAGCCAGCTGCGCCAGGAATAGGTGTGTCCTTAGCATACATGCCTTTTAAGGCTTTAACTAACCCAGCTGAAGCACCCTGAGAAACTGTTGAATTACTATAGTATCCGCAGCAAGCTTCATTAATAAACTTACCAACATTATCTAAAAAATTATCTGCCATAAAAAATTCCTAACTTTATTGCTTATTTAGAATTTAATGTAAACAATAAAGTTATATCTCCCTATTTTTATTGTAGCATGATTTTTAAAGGTAGTCAAAAATGTAAGAAATTAAAAAGGAGACTGTGGTGGGTCTCCTTTGTTAACTGTATTCTTTTGATTAAGCGTCTCTTTTTCTTTCATAATAATAACCATCTGGATAGTTATGATTTTCTCTGTGCAGTTGTTCTGCTTTATCTGCTAAGTCCCTCGCTTTATTAAGTTCTTTAGCATGCTTACCTGTATATACTATACCCCAAGCCTTATCCCGAACTTCATCATTTAAAGTTCCATTTTCTTTTTTAGCTTTAAGAACTTTTCCAATTCTTCCTACAAGCTTCTCATATTTACTTCTAGCATTCTTTAAGTTCTTTTGAGTAACACCTAAAAGGTCTTCAACAATACCAACAATGTCTTCAAAGCATTCTTCACTTACATTCAAATTTTCTAAACTTTCAAAAATATCCATAAGTTAAACCTTTCTAATTCCTTCATTTAAACTATATTGCCTTATAATCATGATAAGGTCTTCTTATATCAAACTGCGTATCAAAACGTCTTTCTCCATAGTCTCTTAACATATCTGTTGCCTTATAAGCTCTTTTAAATTCTGGAGAATTTTGCACTTCATCATTATCCGAAAAATTATCTAATTTAGAAGAAAGTTCATTATGTCTACTTCGTGCACTATTAAAAGCAGCCTTATCCAAAGTTTTAGCACTAATTCCACTTTTTTTAACTTTCGGAAGAGACGCTAATGTCTTAGCACGGCTATACCTATCCTCAGCACCCACAGTATCAAAAAAATCTGCTTTTGGGTCTTTTTTTAACTTCTCGTATTTTTCTTTTCTTTGAGAAAGAACTTTTCTAGCCCTCTCAGCTAAGTCAGCTGCTGAATACTTGCTCTCACTAATGTACTCTTCAATAATACCAACTATATCTTCAAAGCAAGCTTCAGATACTTGTAAATTTTCTAAACTTTCAAAAATATCCATAAATTAAAATTCTCCTATAAGTAGATAGCTTAATTATTGTAGGGGTTTACGAAATTTTGGATTTTTATGGTAACAAAACATAAGAACCATCAGGTCTTTGTCCAAATCTTTCTAATTCTCCTGTTTTAATTTTTTCTGCCCTATCTTTTAATTGCTTTTGTATTGTCTTTATATTTCCTTTTTCATTCTTTGTATTAAACCTCTTATCATGAACCTTTTCCGAACCTTCTCTTTCTTTAGCTTGATTGAATTCTTTTCCCCATGCATCATCTCTCTTAGCTAATAGTTCAGCTGACTTATTAGCAGGAACAGTCCCTGTTTCTTTACTGTACTTATACTTAGGTTCTCCGTGCTTTCTTTCTATTTCTCCGACTAAGCCTTCAACCATATCCATAATCTCATCAAAGCATTCTTCAGAGACATTCAAATTTTCTAAACTTTCAAAAATATCCATAAATTAAACCTTTCTTAAAATAATAATAATATTTCTGAAAGTATAATTTAATGTAATTAAAATAAAAACAGGTAACTTCTTGTGTGAGGTTGCCTGTTTTTATGAAATTTTTTTTGAAAACTTCAATAATATTATTAATTTTTAGGTTTTGGTATCTTTGCCCCTACGTTACTATGTGTAATAGGAATAAAGACATCATCTTCGGGTGACTTATATCCTTTTTTAACGAGCTCTTTTCCAGCTGCCCTATTTTTCAACGGGTCCCCATACTTATTTTTGTCTCTTGCTTTTTGCCATATCTGTCTATTACTAGGTGCATCATGTTTAGCCTTTAATGCTTTTTTATATAATGGGTTACTTTTTTTGTAAGCAGTATCTAACTTTTTCTCAGCATTATATTTATCTTCCCAAGAACCATCCCCATTATAAAAAGCCTCTCTTGCCTTAGTCCATTGACCTCGTAGTTGTTTTATATCTTTTTCATTTTTATTATAATCTTTCCATGCTTTAGAAGTGTTTTCAAAATCCGTCTTTTTACCAGCTAAAAGTTGCTTGGCAGTTCTTTTAACCCAATCACCTGAGCGTTCACTAAAAACTGGCTCTTTCGACATTTGGTCTGCCATCCACTTATCTCTTTTTTCTTTAGACTCTTTTTTAGTCTCACTAATGATGGACTCAACCATATTTAATATGTCAATATAGCACTCTTCACTTACATTCAAATTTTCTAAGCTTTCAAAAATATCCATAAATTAAACCTTTCTTAATTAAACCTTTTCCCATAGTATTAGAATTTAATTAAAAAGCAGATATGTTTGTACCTGCTCTTATTATATTAATAGTGTATTCTTGCTCCCCACTTTTTCTCTGTATCTATTGCTTTATCTACTGCATTTTTAACTCCTGTAGAATGCAGCGTTCCAGGATTTCCAATGAAGTCCTCCCAGCTGTCATCTGCGATTGCACGACCCCAGTCACCCTTTGCTCTATTTATTCCTTTTTGAGCATTTTTAATAGCTCTGTTACCAAAAATTTTTCTACCTATTTTGCTACCTCTTATTTTATCTCCAATAGGTCCCTTCATGTTAGTAACAGTATTAGTAATTTTATCATACAGTTTACCAGCAGCTCCTTGTATTGCACTAAGAGGTCTATCTACTCTACGTTCAATTTTATCTAAAGCGCCATATATCTTTGGATGTTTATTAGCAAAAGCTTCTATTCTTCTATGCCTCTCTCCGCTAAAATTCTTATCTCCTGTAGTATTTAAAGCTCCTGCTGCTACATCTTTTAATATACCTTCAACCAACCCAACTATATCTTCAAAACAGTCTTCACTTACATTAAGATTTTCTAAACTTTCAAAAATACTTTCCATAAATTAGTCCTTTCTCAAAATAATAATATTTCTGAAGGTATAATTTAATAATCTTTTACATAAACAAGTTGTCCACAGTCATAGATTTCAACATAGCCATGTTCTATCATCAACTCCTCATTAGAAGTTCCTTTACCAAAATTAGCATTATGCAACTGGTCAAAACCTCTCTGCCTTAACAAATTATCTGTTATGTGTCTTCTAGTCTTAGGGTTATACCAGTGCTTAACAGGTTGAGTTTGAGACTCTAGCTTAAACCCTAACTTCTCATACACGTCTCCGTTAAACTTACTTAAATCACAATAAGAAATAATAGAGCTTGGCTTAATCTGCTTTTCAAAGAACTTTAATATTTTACTGGCTCCTCCAACTATAGAGTATCCTGGCTTAGTACATAATCTCAGCAATTCATATTCGTAATTCTTATTATACCTAGGTTTTCCAAAAGTCATAACTTCCACAAGTTCGTCTTTATAGTATAAACCATAAGCATACTGCAAGCTCTTCGTACTTCCTTGTAAGTGGTAATTACCTAGAAACTCATCTGCTATCTTTCTATTTATCTTCTTAACTTCACAATTCCTAGCATACACAGTACTCTTAGGTTGTAGTAAAGAGATTACCTTATTCCAGTCATCCCAGTCAAATATATGAATACAGTTGTAGCCGTTCTCTTTAGCAAAAGTACTCTTACTTAAATGATAATCTAGTGCCTTTGGCTCTTTCCTCTTTCTTCCAAAATAAGGTCCTACTGTACTATTGTGAGTAAAATAAGGGTCTATCTCTACTAAAGTATCTCCTACCTCTAAGTCATATCCGTAATTCTCTATAATAAATTCAAGTTCACTTTCTATGTTATTTTCATTTAAGAACTCTTGAAATTTCTTATTTGTTTTTGATATTCTAGACCCATTAGCTTCACTACATCTCTCATGCTGACAAAAGTACTCTACCCCGTACTTCTCTAGGTTAGCTTCCTTTATTCTTTCTAATATCTCAGGAGACTGTGAAGCAAACCTTACTCCATACCTCTTCATATTAGTCTCTTGAGCTTTCTCTCTAAACTCCTCACTCTTAAAAACATTATCTACACCATACTTCTCAATATTTGTTTGTTTGGCTTTCTCTATGAACTCAGGAACCCTTACAGTATACTCGTGTCCATATCTTTCGAGATTTGTCTGTTTCATTTGCTCTCTGATTTCTGCTGACTGAGAAGGGTATTCTACACCATACCTTTCTAAATTTGTCTTCTTCATCTTTTTGCGATTTTCTTCTTTAAACTCCTCAATTTGGGAAACACTTTCAACCCCATATCTTTCTAAAAAAGTTTGTCTCTTCTTTTCCTTAATCTCAGTAGCTTGAGAAGCATTTTCTACTCCATATCTATCCATAGTAGTCTTTTGCATTTTCTCTAAAAATTCTTTTGACTGAGCTGCGTGCTTTACACCATATCTTTCCATCATAGTGTTTTCCATTTTTTCTTGTACTTCTTTTGACTGAGCAGGGTACTCTACTCCATATCTTTCTAAATTAGTCTTCTTTGCTTTTTCTTGAACGATAGAACTCTGATTGGCATTTTCTACTCCATACTTTTCCAAATTAGTTTTCTTTGATTTTTCACGAATTTGAGCTGACTGAAAAGAATGTTCTACCCCATACTTTTCTAGCATTGTCTTTTTAGCTTTCTCCCTAACTTCCTGATTTGAAAAAGGACTACCTCGAAATAACGCACGAAGAGTTGCACTACAAGAGTTACAACATCCTATGAACACAACAAGTCCTTTTTTGTGCTTCCTTAATTGCTTTGGATTCATTTTAAATTCTTTACCACATATAGGGCAGAATGCTTCTTTATCCTCAAAAATATAATTAAAATACTTATAGATATCCTCTGTCGAATAATTGTGGTCTTCTACCAAGTGCTTTGTTAGCTCTTTATAAGTACTAAATTCTTTCTTACAAATTTGACAATTCATTGCTAATTCCTTTCATGATATAATTTAATATTATCATGAAAAAAGTTACCTGTCAAATTAGTTACGACAGACTGCGTTCTCTATCTTCCGTATCTAAATCCAAGGTCAGTTCTCCTAAAGGGACTCTGCTTGTTAATCTCTCTAGCCATATCCCTAAAATCTTTTACAGGTTTCATATTATTTGTGAACAACTTTCCAGACTGAGAGATTAGTTCAGTAATAGCTTCGTTGTTTCTCTTGTAAAACTTATCTTGAGAACAAGACCATAGTGCCCCAGCTAAGGAATCAGACATATCATCTGTATAGCCCTTCCCTTTTTCTATCTTCTTTTGGGACTCTCTTAATCCTCTCAACTCCCTCATAAGAGTAGGGTTCTTATAACCTTCCAAGGCTTCTGTTATAATAATATTCTTCATGTTCAAATATTGCTCTTTGGACTTTTCCATAGATAGGTATTCTGTCTTTACTCCACCACCTTTTTTAGCAATAATTTGTCTTGCTATTTCCCCTTGGTGATTATCTGTAGTCACCAACTTTAATGGGTATCCTCTACCTTTCAAACTATACACAAACTCTAATATCTTCAATATATCTATTGACTCATTATTCTTAGCCTGTACCCCTAAACAAAAATCTATAAAATACTTTCTTCTATATATTTCGTGCCCATCCTCTGAAGTATATTTAACCCTGTCAGAATACACACTTGTTAGTCCAAATCTGTCACACTTATATGCCATATCTAAATGTATATATCTATAGCAGTCAGGTCTATCAGGGTGAGAAAAATAATTCTTATATTCAGGTCTTAAGAACTCATCAAGTGCATGAGGACTTCCTACTGTTATCTTAGGGGTATCAGTAGTAAATATACTCGGTTCTTTATAAAATACTCTTTCAAATACACCTACTGAATTAAATAAAGCCATCTCAGGCATTGTACGTCTACCAGCAATATTCTGTATTGCAAGATATGGGTCTGAGCTAAACTGGGCATAATAATCAGCCTTTGCAGGAACCTTTATAACTCTATCCATTTCCTCTGGTTTCAACTCTATTGTCTCATCTAATATACAAGGGTCTTTAGTATCAGAGCCTAAGAAGAACTCAAAATATTCATCCATGTCTTCTTCTCTGGCTTCCCATCTTGCTATGTTATCCCTTATAAGGACACCAGGTATATTCTCTTTCTTTACATTATCTATAATTTCAGAAAGGACGTCACCTTCATCTGTAGGGGAAGAAGTAAACATTAGCATACCAGTTCTCTTAGGAGCTTTTGAGAAAGATGATTCACGTCTATCTCGCATTTCCTGATATAGCTTAAGTCTATTATCTATAAGGTTCTCAGCTGCAACATTGGCTGGTTTTGCATTTGCTTCGTCCAGGCAAGAGGCAAACAAGTCCGTACCAATTACCGTTGATATTGAAGAACCTGCTTTAAGTAATATATCATCTGTTATTCTTACCCCATCTTTATCAAGTTTTGAAAAAGATAATTTATCTCTTGTATTATCTTTGAAGTATGGGGACTGTGTTAAGCACTTATAAATCTCCCCACCAACCTGGGAAACCGCAGTGGCATTGTCTTTTGAGAGGATTGCTATAACAATGTTTGAAACTGAGTACATCTTTAATGGATTAACCATACACGTAATTAAATAAATTTCATACATCAGTACTAATGTTGTAAAATAACTTTTCCCGCTACGCGTTCCGCATGACAAAATTACTTGGTCATACTTCTTACAAAAAGGGGCAGGGTATATTTCACTAGCTAAATCTCTCCACATCTTAAAAATATTATCATATACGGAACCTAAAAAATAAGGGTCCTTAATAAAAGTCTGGACATCAACAGGGTTTGTTTTATAAATCTCTTTACCTACTGCTTCATATATAATCTCTGACTTTTCTCTCTCCGTAAGCTTATTAAACTCATTGATAAAATAAGTGATATTGCTATCACTCATTCCCTTTTTCTCTTTGAGGTGTAATCTTAGTAGTTGCTCTTCTTCTGGTCTTACCATGTTTATTCCTTAACTGTATCCCCAAAAAATTCATTCACTATACTTAGAAGTTTACCCTTATGTACTTGTGCTGTTGCTAGTAAATCAAATAGCTCTTGTGTAGTAAAGTCTCTAAAGTTATTTTGAGCTGCACCTTCTAAAAGTTCTACAAACTCTTCAGTATTTAAGTTTTTTAAATCTCTAATTTCCATATACCCTCTAATCTGTACTATTCAGCATATTCAGCAAGCCAGTAATACGCTTCCTATCTGATACTTCAATAATTCTTTCCTTACGGGAAG